ACGTTTGTAAACCTACCGTCTAATTGAACGTCCCAAGAGCTAAGCGTTCTAATCATCGTTATGTTGTTTGCAGGGTATCTAACTAGGTTTTGACCAGATGCGTCATTGTAGTAAGCAGCAAAGTAATAGTTAGTATAGGCGTTCTCTCCATCTCGGTCTACGCCAATCTTTATAACGTCACCAACTTCAAACGCTGAGTGGTCGGATATGTAAATCTGCATCGGAATGCTAATGGCTGGCGGAGTTTGTATGATGCTGATAACGCCACCGACATAAGATGGATCGACATTGCGCGTTGAATCCGTTGTTACATCAAAAGTTGTTACAGGTATATTTCCGCTTACTGACAGCTTGGCGCTACCGCCGTCGTCCTCATACTTCAGTCCTTCGCCAGCAACAATACCTAGCGACTTTATATCGTTTACTATTACGTCTCCCGGTATGCCACCTAGTCCAACCCAAGCGTCAGATTGTGACTCGTAACGGCTAGGTGGCTTATTGTTGCTTTCATTTATTATATCAGCGTAAAGCCCGTCATCTGGCGAAGGGTATGCGGACTGCAATTGAGCTACAGTTTCAAAAATACCCACGTAGTTGGTTGGCTGTACCTTGGCGGCTATTGTTACTTTGTTTGCGCCGTTATCTGTTAACTGAATGCTATTACTGTCAAAATTTAATGTATCAACACCTGTGGTTATTTCCACGTCGTCAACATCAATGGTTACGCCTGCTCCACCACTACCGCCAGATGCACTAACAACAGGCTTTTTAGGGTTAGAACTATCAACTACTACATTATTTCCAGCTATAATTTCATCTATGTACTGGTCATCCTCAGAAAGTAGAAATACCTCTGGGCCGTCTTGCACCATTTCTGCAAGATAAGGAACGCCGCTAGTACCTTTTAAAGCCATTACGTCAGCTTTAATGATTATCTCAAACTCTTGACCCTCGATAAGTCTGAAAGGTGAAACGCCAATATTAAATACGCCCGGTGTGTCTTCTTCTCTTGATACATAGTCAATTACGTTATCACCAGCAATGAAATTCAAGCCCGGGTTTCTAGCTCTATCTTCTTCTGTTTCAGCTTCCCATGCTGCGCGTGATGGAATGTATTTAATAACCATCCCTGACGCTTTATCTTTAATCTCTGCTACAACGTTGGGCATATCTTGATCAGCTCTAAATATAGTCTGATTGATCTGTCTAACGTCAGGCGCAACAACGCGTCCAGTAGAGCTTGCAATTAATGGATTAGTGGTAATTACTTGACCATCAAAAGGCTGAGGAATGAATGACTTTTCAGGGCCAAGCTTAAAATAAGATGGTGGTTTTGCACCAGTGCTGTCAATTTGAGATGACACTACAGCAGACACAATCCCATCAATATTATTACTAATCAATAAGTCAGTTGAACCCTCTGAAATAGTAACAACGTCGCCAACATCCAATGATGAGCTAGGTACTTCAATTGTTCTATCAAATACCCATTGGCCCGTATCTGGATTAACAGTGGCGCCAGAATAAACTAGCTGTCCTGTGGCTTGGTCTTTGACGGGCACTTGTCCATCTAATAGACCGCTAATAACATCGCCGCCAGAAGGTATGGCAACGGTTATAGTTTCGCCGTCAGACTGCTTAAGAATTAGATTAGGGCTGATATATTCAGCGCTTTCTAAGTATGGAACCGCAGCTTTCAGTGTGTCGTATGATATTGATCTTGTGCGCTTGTTTTCTTTATCCCAAATGACTAGAAGATCACCAGGGTTAACAATAGAATTTTTCGTGAGTTTATTAATAGAGGTCATTGTGCCAAGCCTTGTTAGATACCGTGGGCGAACCCATCATGATATTAAAAGCGTCCGTGCTGTTTGTCTTGGCGTGTCTTGGTAGTTAGCCCCTAGTTAGACTAAGGGGCATTGTCCGCCAAGACTCAACAATTGTAGCACCGAATAACAATGACTTGCTATGTTTAAATGGTCAGGTCGTCTAGCTGACCGCCACTATTAACAGTAATTTGCTCCTCGGTAGGCATGTAATTAGGTTTAAGTAATCCGCCACCGCAATAAGGATACGATCCTTGTCCGGCAGGCTGCATTCTGTTTTGATTCATTACTGGTGGAATGGTATTAAATAAACTTCTATATGCAGTGTCGGCTTCTTCTCGCATTTCATTAGGAAAGGCTTTACCGAAAGCTGGGGCCAGATTCTTATAAAGAAGAAGTGTAACCGCTTGAATATTGGAATCCACTATTCCCGACTCTTCGCTAGGGTCTGGGTAAGGGTATTCTGGTGACTTATTGTAAGACAGGAATAAGCCATTATTCTCATAAGAAAGAATCATTCTTTCCAATGTAGCAAGCGCAATACTTGTATCTTCTGGCGACGGGTCTACTGTTAAACCACTAATACGCATTAAGATATAAGACTGAGTTACTATCTCACCCTTCGTTAGTGTCGACATCTTTTAGCTCCTCTAGTTGAGCCTCTAACTTAGCAATAGAAGAACGTCCGGCAGGTTTGCCGCCTAGCTTCTTAATTTCTTCTCGCAAGCTTTTCTCTGCTGTTTTATCTTCAGTGAAAACCGCTTCAATAGCCGTGGCATCATCTAACGACAAGCACCACCCATTGTTAATTGCCTCATTAACTTCTCGTTTGTTAAATGCTTTTACAGTATAGCTTGCGCCTGACTTTGTTTTCCAGTCACCGCCTGATTTATACAAGTGTTTCATTTTCAATACCCCTTAAAGTAAAAAGCCCTCATAACGAGGGCTAATTAATTAAATAACCAGTCTATGCCTGACTATCTAAGATAACACCTACTTGGCTAGGCAGCCAAACTTCACAATCGAAGAAGATAACCGCTTTAAGCAGCATTACTTCATTGTCTGGATCATACCAGTAAGTGAAGCGCATCGGTAAACCTTGTTCAGTCGTTGCGTCTACCTTATCAACACCACCGCCCTCTACTGGCAAGTTACCAGGTACTAGCTTGATAGAGTCATCAGCCCAGAATACAGAAGGTGAGTTATTAGCGATGTTTAAGAACGTGATAGGCGCTTCATCTGCCGCTTCTGCTGAACAGTTGCGGTAAGGGCCATCAACGATAATAGCAGGAGAAATAACAGCAGTAGTTCCATTGGATACGCTATTAACGGTAAACGTCATTAGCTCGCCAGTAGTTTCGCGTACTTCTGGGTTTAAGCGGTCAACGCCTGCAATAGTGAACTTATCACCAGCCTTAAGGCCAGCAGTAGCACTAATAGTCAGGCTCATTTCACGGTTATCAACTGGCACGTCATTAGCGTCTTTAGTTGTAACAGTGTGCTTTTGTGCGCCGGTAACTTTTACACCGCTTGCAGCTTGAGCCGCTAAAGCTAGACGATAGTCAGCGCGTGAAGCTTGATCAAATCCACCAATCTGATTAGGAATGATAGAACGCTCATATGCAGTCTGTGGTAATCCACCATGGTACTGATTAAGCGCTAGCTGGTCGCTAAGGTCTTTATAGTGAGGGATAGACAAGTGCAAGTTAGAAGCGTAACCGCCTAAACCAGCATCTAACATCAATACTTCTGCTGCTGAGGTGTCAGACTGCTTGATAGCGCCTGCACTTGTAACAGTCATGTTAGCGCGTGTGATAGCCTTGTTGTAGCAATAAATATCTACAGCATTACGCATTTCACGAGAGAAGCCCTGAACAGCCATTTTACGTAAACGAGGGTCACGCAATTCTTTGGTACTGATCTTAGACTTGATGTATAGAGACTTATTACGACGAATAGGAATCAAGCGATCAGTCAATGCTTGTGCATCTGAGTTATCAGCTTGAGATACAAAGCCATCGTTAGACTCGAAACGGAAGTCTTCAGGTAGATACTCAACGTCATCCAAACGCTGACCGTCTGTGTCGCCCATACCGAAAGTAGGAAGCATTTTTGAGAAGCCAGCCGCAATATTGGTTTCTTCAACCACTTCATCGACTAGCGTCATCACGTCTTTTAATAATGAATTATCAGCCATTTTTGTTCACCTTAACTAGATTTTAATTTCTTTTGTTCGGCCTTGTAAGCTTTGAAGTCAGGTATAGAACCCGTTTCCATCCACTTCTCTTTAGCCTTCTGAACACGAGCATTGATGTCTTCAATCTGCCCGTTGCTCTTGATACTTGGTTCTGGTTTTGAATCAATGGGCTTACGCTCACGAACCTTCACAGCTTTTTCAAGATCACGCAAAATACGTCCGATCTGTGCCGGATTATTAGCATATTTAACAAGCTCGCTTACTTTGTGTGGCATTTTATCCATCGCAACGTAAGCCTTGGCTGGGTCAACATCATATGTATGTGCAAACTGGGCTATTTGTTCCATAATCGGGTAGCCACTTGCAACACCAAAGGCACTGATTAACTTATCTTCTACACTCTCACGAATACCGTCATAATCCTTCATAGACTTACGAATAGCAGTCTCCGAATCATGCAAGTGGTACTCTTGGTCGTCAGATAAAGAAAACTCCGTCTCTTTTGACTCAACTTTCTTGCTAGCTTTAGCTTTTCCGTGGTTTCGCCATTCGTCGTATGCAGCGTCGAATTCTTCGTCACTGTCATAATCATACGCACTTGGTCGCTTACCTCGGGTAACTTCGCTTACCTTAGATTCCATCTCTTCAAGACGTTTTTCTAGTCGGTCAGCTCGTTCCTTTTCAGCCTTGGCTATTTCTGCCTTTTCTTTTCGCTTGCGTTTTTCTTCTTTCCAAGCTGCACGAGTTTGGCGCTCGTCCATTTTATTAGGCTCTTCTTGCTGGTCGCCTTCAACGTCTACAATAACCTCTAACTCTTCTGTGTCCTCGACTTGTGGTGTAGTCTCGGTTGCCTCTGATTCAGTCACCACAACATCATCAGGTTGAACAGTTTCGCCTAGTGTTTCGGTCATATTTCCAGAATCCATAA